CCCGCGCCTCCCAGGTCCGCGCCGCCGCCACGGCTTCCGGCACCGCCCCGGCCAGAGCCTCGGCGTCGTCGAGCCGGCTCTTGGCCCACCCGACCTGGACGCGGAACTCGCCGAAGGACAGGGCGTCGCCGCGGCCTTGCAGGACGTCCCGCGCGCCCTGCCACAAGGGGTTGCGCGACACCTGCCGGCCGTCCGCCGCCAGCCGTTGCCGGTAGAGGAAATACTGCGCTTCCGTCTCCTGCATCGCCCGCGCCAGCTCGCCGCGCCGGCGGCGGTACTTCTGCCAGGCCGACACGTAGGTGGCGCCGCCCTGCCGGTTCTTGTTCTGCAGGAACGGAATCTCCGTCAGCCGCGCGATGGCGTCGCGCGCCGCCAGGCTCTTGGATTTCAGCAGCCGCTTCACCGGATTGTCGTTCAGCCGCTCCAGCCCAAACGCCGTCACCATCCCCTCGTTTTCCAGCATTTCGTTCAGGCGGGCCGCGGCGGCCGCGCGCCGTTCGGCGCCGGACAGACCGGGAAACGCGGCTGCGCCGCCGTGCACGGCGGCGGCGCCCACGCCATCGAGCGGGGTGGCCTGGGCGGGGTCGATCAGGCCGGGCTTGACGGGATCCCGCGCCTGCGCGGGGTCGATCAGGCCGGGCTTGACGGGATCCCGCACCTCCGCGGGATCCAGGATGCCCGGCTTCAGCGGCTCGCGCACCTGCCGGGGGTCGAGGACGCCCGGCCGCAGGCGGCCGTCGGCCGCCCGCTCGGCCACGTCCATCTCGTCGGCATAGCGCCGGCCCAAGCTGTAAGCCGTGGCCGGCGCGACGCCGCGCATGGCGCCGAGGACGTGGCCGGCGACGGTGCCGATGGCGATGTTCAGCAAAGCGTCGCCGGCGGTCAGGTCGGGGTCTTCGTTGGCGGCCAGTACCTCCCCGGCGGCGGCCGCCCCGCCGAGCGCGCCGGCGCCCACCAGGCTGCCGCGGCCGACGACCGCCGCGCCGACGGCGCTCAGGGGATCGACCCCGGCGCCGAGAATCTGGCCGAGGACGGACCAGCCGCCGCCGTAATGCAGGGCGTCGCGCCGGCGGCGCCGCGCGTCCACCTGCCGCTTGCGGTCCAGCAGCTCCGCGGCGCTGCGCGCCCCCAGCAGGTCGTGGTAATAGCCTTCGTAGCCCTGGAGGTCGTCGGGCCGCACCTCGAAGCCGGGCTCGGCCATGTATTTCCGGGGATAGGCCAGATCGGCGATGTCGCCGGCCAGGCCGGGCAGCGCCGACAGGACCGGCAGGGACAGCAGGCCCGCGGCGACGGCCTCGCGGGGCTCCACGCGCTGCTTCAGGTACATCGTCCGGGCGCTGTCGCGCGGCTCGATCTCGACGGCCGAGGCTGCGGACCTGGCGGGCAGCTCGATGAACGGCATGGCTAGTCGCCGTGCCAGAGATAGTCGATGGCGCGGCCGACGCGGTCGCCGACGCGGCCGGGAATGCGCGCCAGGTCGTCGATGGCCTGGCCGGCCGCCTCGTTGGCGGCGGTGCCGGACTGCACCGCGCTCTGCGCAATGCCGCGCAGCCAGCGCGGCAGATCCTTGACCGTTTCGGCCGCGGCCCGCTCGTCGGCCCGCTGCTTCTCGGTCACGGCCGCCGGCTGGAACGGATTCGTTTCCGGCGTGATGCGCTGCGGCCTGTACTCGCCGGGCACCCACACGTCCCAGGCCTGGATGCCGCGGGCGAAGGCGTCTTCGTTCGGCGTGAAGAAGAACTCGCCGTTGCGCACGTACTCGCTCAGGCTCTTGGTGTAGACCGACTGCACGGACGGAAGCTTCTCCAGCTCGCGCACGTCCTCCAGCAGGCTGGCGCGGATCTGGTCGGCCGAGAGGCCCGTGGTCCGCTCGATGGGGTAGCGCGTGAACGTCGGCACGCCGGGATCCGGGCCGAACTGCGTGTAGCCGGCCGTCTCCTGGACGTCGGCCAGCGCCAGGATGGCGGCGCGCTCGGGCTCGCCTTTCGTTTCCGCCAGGCGGCGCTCGAACATCGGCGTGAACAGCGCCATGAAATCCGGCTCGGACGCCACGTCCAGCTGCATCAGGACTTCGGGCGCGGCGTCGGGGATGAAGCCGATGGCCGGATTCGGCGGCTCGCCCGTCAGCCGCGCCCAAACGCCATACCACAGCGTGTTCTGCGCAATGGTGGTGCGCAGCGCCTGTTGCGCGTGCGTGGCGACGAACGCGGGATCCCGGACCGCCTCGGCCGCGGACTGGCGCTGGCGGCTCACGTGATCGAACCGCTGCGCCTCCGCGACATGCAGCATCGCCTGGTTTGCGGCCTCGTTCGCGGTCATGCCGACGATGCGCGCGTTGTGCGCGACTTCCGTCAGGAACTGGTGCTGCTTCTCGCCGATGCCCGCGGACGCCGCCAGCTGCGGGTTGGCGGCAACGATGTCGGCATAGGTGGCCGCCAGCTCCTGGATCTGCTCGGGATCGCTCAGCGCGGTGGCGTTGGAGAAAGCGTCGCGCACGGTCCGGGGCATCTGGCCGAACTGCCTGACGAAATTCGCGGTCGCCACCCGCCCCTCGGCGGTGTAGGGGTCGTACAGCTGCTCCACGGCCAGCCCCTGCTCGGCCGCCGCCGCCTTGGCCGCCAGGTCGGCCGCCTTGCGGCCGGTGTCGTCGTTCGGCAACGGCCGGCCGGTCGTCAGCGACCGGTTCAGCAGGTCGTACAGCGGCTGCTGCTGCGCCTGCTCGACGATGTAGCGCGACTGGCTGTCGCGGATGGCGGCCTTGATCCGGCCGCGGGCCTGCTCGTTGGCGACGGGATCGCCGGAAAACGCCGTGGCGTCCGCTTCCAGGTAGAGCCGCGCCAGGGCGGCCGGATCGCCGGCGGCGCGGTCCATCTTTTCGTTCCAGGCGTTCAGCGTCCGCGCCTCGCGCAGGCGCAGGGATTCGGCCGCCTGCGCCCGCTGCAGGGAGGTCTCGGACGCCTTGAGATCGACCCAGGCCCGCGCCTCCGCCGCCATGGCCTCGATTTCCTCCGGGCTGGCCAGCGCGGCCAGCAGTTCCGGCGGGTTCTCCACGAGATCGTTCAGGTAGCGGTCGGACACATCGGTGTTGGGCCGGGCGACGCCGCCGATCGCCACTTTGCTGCCCAGCGCGGCGCTGGCGGCGTCGTGCATCAGCGCGCGCTTCACCGCGCCCAGGCGGTACTGGCGCAGCATTTCCTCGCCTTCCGCCGGGGAGAAATCCGGGTTGATCTCGCGGATGCGCTGCATCAGCGGCACGATCTCCGTCTGAATCATGCTCTCAATCTGGGCGAACGCATTCGGCGTCAAGCTGTAGGCGTCGGCCAGGTGCAGGATTTGCCGGTACTTGCTGTCGATCGCGTTGTTGAAGCCGTCGAGCGCCCCCTGCCGCTCGCGCGTCGCCTTCTCGTCGGCCAGCCGGCCGAACTTCTGCGCGCCGATGCGATGGAAATACGGCGCCAGCTCGCCCGCGACCTCGGGATGCAACGCGCCGGCGGTTTCCTGCGTGTAGGCGTTCCAGGCCTGGCGGAAGCCCTCGGGGTCGTCGGCGTGCTGCCGGCCGATCTCGTCCGCCCGCAGCGCCGCATCGGCCTCGGCCGCCTGCCGGTAGTTGAGCAGGGCCGCCTCGCGATAGGCGCGGCCGTAGATCGTGAAGTCGTCGGGCAGCGTGGTCAGCGGCAGCAGCTTGCCGTTTTCGTCGACCTGCACGGCGTTCTTGGCGCCGGCCAGCTTGCCCTGCACCGCGGCCTCGTTGGCCAGCTCCTCGAAGGCCACGTCCTGCACCTTGTCGATGACCTGGGCGACCTGGCCGAACAAATCCGCCTGGGCGCGTTGCCCCGCGGACACGTCGTATTGGCCCAACGGGCCGACGACCGGGCGTTCCTCGTAGCGATCGAGCGCCATGTCAGGGCTGTTCCGAGGGATAGAGGACCCGGTAGGTCGAGAGCGCGCCGCCCAGGAGCGATTGGCCGGCGCCGAGATAGCCGCCGATCATGGCGCTCTTGCCGGCGCTCTTGAGCCCCTGGCTCTGCAAGCCCAGGCGGTAGTCGCGGCTGCGGGCCATCAGGCGGATGCCCTCGACGTCCCGGACCATCGCGTCCTTGTCGGCGCGGGTCACGGCCCGGATGGTGCTGGAGCGGTAGAAGTCGCGGCCCATGGCCGCCGACTGCGCCTGCTGCGCGCTGAGCGTCCGCTCGAGCTGCTCGCGCCGCAGGCGCTCCTCGTTGTCGGCCTGGATGGCCGCCATCTTGCGCTCGTCCTCGACCTGGGCGCGCTCGACGTCGGCGGCGGTCTTCTGCGCCCGCGCCTGCATGAGGGTCGAGCCGGCGGCCATGAGGGCCAGGGGAATGAGAAGGGCGGCCTGCATCAGGTTTCCAGCTCCACCAGGAGGCCCTGGACGGTCAGGGGCAGCGGCTCGTCCTGCGTGAACTCCAGCTGCGCCACCTTGTCCCACCCCAGGAACCAGAACTCGTGCAGACCGTTGGCGTAGGCGGGCGGCTGCGACAGATCGTCCGTCACCTGGCGGACCAGCAGCCGCTGGCCGCCGATCTTGAACGACAGCGTGTCCTTCAGCCGCACGACGGCGCGGATGATGCGTTTCTGGTCGCCGGTGATCGGCCCGTCGCCGAGCTGGCCGTCCAGCGGCATGGTCTTGCCCTGCACAGTGAAGTCGAGTCCGACGATGATTTCGGTCACGGCGTCGGACACCGTGAGCTGGCCGCCGGCGGTCACGATGTAGCGGCCGAGATAGAAGCCGCCGGAGACGACATGCACCTGCTGGTTGGCGAACCGGGTCAGGCCCGTCCACAGGGTCTGCGGTGTTCCCGCCGTCAGCTTGGTGGCCGCGTCGAGGCTCCAGGTCTTGTCCCACTCGAAGCGTTCGAGCCAGTGCACGGTGGCGCCGGCGATGACGCGGGTCACCACGGCGAACAGGTACTGCTGCACGGCGCAGCAGGCAACGACGGTGCCCGCGGTGGACCACAGCGCCCAGCCGGCGATGCTTTCGGCGCGCAGCGACACGAACTGCGCCAATGTGCCGTCGCTGTTGAGGACGACGGCGAAGTAGTCGGGCTGGTCGCGGCCGCCGCGGACGACCTGGAGATCCTTGGGCGTGTTCAACAAATGGCCGGACAGCAGGCTGACCGAATCGGCCGTGTAGCGCAGGATCGAGTCCGCGAAGATGAACTCGCGGACCGTGTTGCTGTCCTTCTGCACGAACATCACGGCGTCGTCGAGGGTCCGCGGCCGGATCTTCTCGCTGCCGAACTCGGTCTGCGGTTTGAACGACACGTTGGCGGGCGTCAGCGGCTTGCTCTCGGTCGTCGGCACGTAGAACTCGCTGCTGTCGGTGAACAACAGGGGATGCGAGCCGGTGGCCATCCCCCGGGCCTCGTTCAGCTTGTCGGCGCCGATGGTCTCGGCGATGGCCTCGGCGTCCAGGCCGGTGCCGGGATCGAAATTGAAGAAGCCGTTGGTGCGCGAGGCCCAATAGCCGTCGGGCACGTCGCGCGAGCCGAAAAACACCAGGCGGCGGTCCACGAACATGCAGGTGACGGGATAGCCGTAGATCGACGAGAACGCCTGTTCCTCCCAGTCCGGATCGGCGGTGGTCGCCGGCAAGGTTTCGTCGACGCGGGCGGTGACGCGCGTGGCGCTGACAAACGTCAGGACGGTGAGCTGCTTGCCCTTGTACCACACGAGCTTGCCGACGTGAGCGGCGACCCAATAGTTGACGTTCGTGTCCAGGTTGATGGATGCGCCGGTGGTTGCCGACGGCTTCAGCGTCACCGTGTCATCGGCGTGCTTGTAACGGGGCATCCGGATCACGTTGGCGGCCAGGCCGGGCTCGTAAGCGACCTGGCTCACGGTGAACGACGACGCGCCCGTCCGCAGGATGCGCTGCTCCGGCATGTCCGGATGCGTCACGATCATCGTGTCCACGGCCTGCGTCCAGTAGAGATCCGGCAGCATGGCCGTGGTCCAGGGGCAGCCGCCGACGGTGGTCAGCAGGACGCCGAGGGCGTCGTAGACTTTCAGCTCGGCGTTGCCGAAGGCGAACAGGTAGAGCTGGTTGTTGGAAAAGATGAAGTCCGCCAGCCGCACGTTCGGCGTGCCGTGGTTGGCGAGATACTGCGTCCCCGGCCGGCGGCGCAACCCGCCCTGGGGGATCAGTGCCAGATTGCGGACCTTCTCGGCGCCCTGGAAATAGGCGTTGACGTCCGTGCGCAACGCCAGCAGCGGGTCGAGCTCGCCGCGCCCGAACGTGGTCTGCAGCTGCTTGGTCTTGGGCATGGGATCACCGCCGCGACGTCAGGCGCGTCGGCTGGAGCCGTCGGGTCGTCTGCTGCTGGCTGTCGGCGGTCTTGGCGAACACCATCTGGTCGCTCCACTTGCGCCGCCAGGTGTCGGCCAGCGGGCCGTTGCGCGCAATGGCGCCGGCGAAATAGCTCGCGAGGTCGAACGTGACCAGCGTCACGAAGTAGGGCGGCCAGACGCTCTCGGCCGCGCGGTAGGCGTAGTCGAGGATCGGCCGGTCATCGGGGCCGAGATCGCAGTAGATGCCGTCGTCGTAGCGGTCGTAGGGGACCGGACAGTCCTGCAGCGTCAGGGCGTTGATGGCCAGGACGTCGGCCGGCGGCGTGTAGATCGCCGACCAGCGGCCCTTGGGCGCGTCGGCCGCCCGCTGCAGCTCCGCCTGCGTCGTGGAAAACCGCCAGCGGTGCAGCGACAGGTTGTTCTGCACGTTGCGCTCGTACAGCTGCCCGGCCACGGTGGACGGCGTCGTGCCCTCGGTGAAGGACGCGATCGGCGGGATGCCGCAGAGAACGAGCGCATCCGAGCAGATGTCGAATCCGGTGTTCGACGGCATCCGCCGGACCCCGGTTTACGTGGCGTTGCGAACGACGACGACGGCGGCGCCGCTGTTGGAGGTCACAGACAAGACTTCGCTCGACGGCGTGCCGCTGTTGCACTCGGCGAAGATGATGTCGCCCTTGCGGAACTCCTTGGCCGCGGCGTTGAAATAGTTGGCGGCGACGACGACGGTCACGTCATCCGTGTGCGCGTAGCGCCAGAGCGAGATGCCGGCGCGAGGCGCCCGATGGATGAGCGCGAGGCCGCTGCGGAGAAAAGCCATGTGCTGTTCCTTTGCTCAATGGGGAGGGGAGCCGGAGGCAAGTCCGGCCCCCCTCCGCGCGATCCCGTTCGGGTCTGAAGCAAACGGGATCACGTGCCGTTGACCACGGTCACGACCGCGGCACGGTCTGCGGAGCTCACCACCAGCGCGTCGATGGTGTTGGCGTTGGTATCGACGGCGATGATGATGTCTCCCTTGAAAAACTGGTCGCTGGCGCCATTGAAGTAGTTGGCGGCCACGACCGTGGCGATGGTGTCGGCCGAATGGTAGATGAACACATTCTTGCCGTTGGCGTGCGCGATGCGCGCCAGGTTGAGACTGTTGAGAGCCATGCGGTTGTCGCTCCTTTCCCGACGGGCTTACGGGGTCACGTCGTAGACGTTTTCGATCACGCCCAGCGAGTCGATCAGGACGGCCCCCTGGCTCATCTTGTAGACGGACAGATGGGCCTGCTCCTTGCCCTGCCAGGTGATGTCGGCGGACAGATCCTTGCCGATGGCGTGGCCGGCGGCGCGGCGGTGGTACACGAACTGCTTGAAGTCGCCGTTGGCGTCCTTGCGCAGGCCGGAGTGCGGGAACCAGGTCATGCCGAGCCACTGCTTCGCCTGGATGCCCTTGAACGGCAGGTCGTTCTCGCCGACGTAGTCGGCGTTGGAGAACTCGTCGATCTGTATCAGGTCGCCCCACGCCTGCCAGCAGACGACGTGGAACAGGTTGCCGTCGCCGACGGGCACGTCGGCCGCCCCCATGGCCTCCATGAAGGCGATGGGACCCGCCGCCGTGGACCAGATCTGCGCCACCGCCACGTTGTTGGGGTTGGTGGTCGCGTCCAGCGCGTCCAGGATGATGTCGTCGCTCTTGCGGCCGACGGCGGCGGCGCCGGACTCGGCGGCCACCATCTTCTCGTCGTGGTTCACCTTGAGCTCGTCGAGCTCGTCGATGTACTCGCCGGCGTAGTGGTCCTTCAGCAGGCACTCCACGGGCGCGTGGACGAGGTTCATGATGGGCACCTGGCCGTGGCGGGCCTTCTCGCCGGCGACGCCCGCGCCCACGGTCTGGAACGTGGTGGACTTGCCCTTGACGTCGGTCTTGGTGCGGATGGTGTTGCGGAGCTTCGAGCCCATGCGCTGATACGCCAGGTGGACGTCGCTCTCGAACTGCTTGACGAAACTTTGGTCGATCGTGGTGGACATCGCGATTCGCTTTCTCTGACAGTGAAAACCGGTTCCGGTTGTCCCTGTCGTCCGGCGGGCGGTTGTCGCCGGCGTCGCCGCCGGCGGCCGCCGTCAGGAAACGCGGGGGCCGTGCACGGGCCGACATAAGCGATGTCGCGGAGGCTGGCGAAGCACAGACCTCGGCTAAGGACGCGGCTTCCGCCGCGCCCGTCGCCAACGGGTCGCCGTCACGTCGCCGTCTGGCCAGGGAACGCTCGGGCGTATTCGGCCTGCACCTGCGCCACGTAGGCCGGGTCCTTGTCCTTCGGGTGCCAGTAGCGGCGGTCCTGCTGCATCGCGCGCAGCTCGGCCAGCGTCTTGGCGCCGCCCTGGCGCTGCGTCTCGCTGCCGGGGCCGCCCGGCAGCACGGACGGGCCGCCGGCCTTCTGGATGATCGCCTCGATGGCGCCGATGGCGTCCGCCGACACCCCGGCGGCGGTCAAGGCGGCCGCGTGCTCTTTCGACAGGTTCTTGTCGAGCCACATCTGCACGGCCTCCAGGCGCGGCTTGGCGTTGGCCCCGAGCTTGGCCATCTCCTCGTCGAACACGGCCTGCCGGTGGCCATGCACGACGCCCAGGTAAGCGTGAATGCCCTTGGCGAACTGCTCCTGGGTCAGGCCGGATTCGTGCGCGGCGGAGCGCCACCAGCCGACGAGGGGATCGTCCTTGAAGGCTTCGGCGTCGAACGCGCCATCGGGCAGATCCCGGAGCTGGTCCGCGGACAGCTCCAGCCTGTAGCCGTCCGGCCGCTCCGGCAAGCCGCGGCGGCGCTCCGCCGCGATCTCCTGGCGGAGCTCGTCGCTGCGCAGGGTCACGATGGCTTTGTAATCGTCGCTCGTCAGCTCCGACGCCTTCTTGCCGATGAGCTTCTGCGCCTCGCCGTAGGATTTGGCGAGGTCGTCGGCGCGGATCGCCCCCTTGGCCGGATCCCAGAATTTCTCGGGCACGTGGTCAGGCCGCGCCGGCGGCGCGCCGCGCTCCCGGTCGCCGCCGCTATCGGCGCTGCCGGCGCCGCCGCCGGTCTCCGGCGCGCGCAAGGCGGTCGTGTGCAAAAGACCCGATTTCCACATGGTCATTTCCTTTGTCGTGCAAGGTTGAGCCGGTTCATGAGAACCGACACGATGAAACGCTGCCCCTCCAGGTGGAACAGCGCGCGTTCGGCGATCTCCGGGCCGCAGACGGCGTTGATCGTGATGGACTTGAGATAGTCCAGCAGCGCCTCGCCGGCCGCGTCGCCCAGGGCATGGCCGACGAGCTGGTTGATTTCCTTCTCTTTTTCCGGCGTGCGCCGGAAGCCGTCGATCAGCGGATAGGGCGGCTGAGGCTGCGGCGCGCTCATGCCGCCGCCTGCGGCGCCGCCGCGGCCATCCGCTGCATCTCCGCCAGCATCTGCTGGCGCTCCATCTCCGTGCGGACGATGGAGGGCGGCACGCCGTAGAGCTCGCCAAGCTTGGCGGCCGTCTCCTCGGGCTTGGTAATCATCGCCACCATCTGCGGGCCGTAGCGCAGGCCCAGCTGCTCCAAGAACCGGTCGATGGTGCCGATGTCCTCCATGCGCTGCGCCCGCGCCAGCGGCGACACCGGCTGCAAGGCAACCATGCGGCCATCGACGCGCGGCAGCTCGATGCGGCCGGCGCGTTGCAGCAGATGAACCACGCGCCGCACCGCCGGGAACACTTTTTCCGTTTTCAGGCGGCCGAAGGGCGCGCCGATGCGCCGCGCCAGGGCCTCCTGCCGCGCCACCACCTCGGTCGCGCTCATGGGCGTCTTGTCCACCGGCGCGAACATGTCATCGTATAGGCCCTTGCGGATGTTCGTCCGCTGATCTTCCAGCACGATCTGCGACACGTCGAAGCTGCCGCCGGGCGTCAGCGGCTCCAGGCCGGCGCCGCCGACGCGCTTGGGGATGAACGTGCCCGGCAGGAGCTGCACCGTGTCCGGATTGAACACGCCGTCGTCCTCGTACTGCCAGACGCCGGAGATCGCGATTTCCGCGTTCTGCAGGATGAGCTCGACCACGAGATTGGCCGTTTTCACGCTCGACAGCACGTTGAGGAAGGGGCCGCGCCCATAAATCTCGCCGGCGGCGTTGGACCAGCGGAACACGATCCAGGGATTCGACCCCAGGCCGACGAACCGATGGCGATGCAAGACGGTCTTGCCAGCCGGCCACAGCAGCCGCCACTCGTTTACCTCGTCCGACAGGACCGACCAGTTGCGGTACGTGCAGGACACCAGGAGCTCGCGGGCGTCGGGGTTGTCCTTGGCGCGGTCGGCCAGCTCGCGCGGGATCGTCGCCCCCGGCCAGACGATGGGAATGTCGGGGATGCGGATCAGCCGCGGGTGGAACACGGCGTCCACCTGCTGATGCGGCCCGACGTCAAGCACGAGATCGGTCAGGGGCACGGCCGTGGTGCGAATGACGCTCTGGAGATCGCCGTCCTCGATGGTGAAGGCGCCGGTGCCCACGCCGACCTCCACCAGCGCCTCGTGCGCCTGGGCCGAGAAGTTGCTGTTGTGAATGATCTCGAACATGTACTCGTTGACTTCGGCGAGTTGCCGGTTGGCGTCCGGGCGCAGGCGCGGCGGGATGCCGCTGCCGGCTTTGAGATCGACCCACCGCATGTAGTCCGGGATGAGCGAGGACGCCAGCCGCGAGGCGAAATCCTGCAGGCCCGCCACGCCGGTCTCGTCGAAGATCTGCATGGTCTTGTTCTGGCCGGGAACGTTCTCGTAGAAACCGAGGCGTCCCGGCAGGCCGTAGTCGTAGCACTCCTGCCAGAGCGGCCGCCACAGCTCCCACGTCTTTTTGGCGCGCTCGTAGCGCCGCGCCAGCCGGTCGGCCTCGGAGGCGTCGGCGGCCGGCGCCGGCGGCGCCTGCGCAATGGTCGGGACCGCCATGGTCAGCCTCCCAGGGTCGGATAGCCGATGCGGTCGCCGGACAGCAGCGACCTGAGGCCGCGAAAGCCTTTCAGCCGCGCCGCCATTTCCTCGCGGGCGCGCTCCTCGGCGGCCAGCCGCTCCTCCTCGGCCTTCTTCTTGGCCTCGGCCTGCGCCTTGACCAGTTCAGGGTCAGGTTTCAATTTTCCGCGGGTCATGCTCATGCTCCCGTATCGTTGCCGTCAGCTCCTGGAATCGCCGCCGGGCGCCGCGCCGCAGCAGGGCGCGGTAAAGCTGCCAGGGCGTCCAGGCCCAGCTCTTTAATCCAATCAGGTGCTTTGTCATACTCACACAGAACAGGGGCCAGCCCAGGGGGAACGGGCGCTCGCCCGCCGTCTTGGTTTCCAGGATGACGGCGATGTCGGCCAGGCCCAGGAGCATGGCGTCGACGCGCTCGTCGTCCAGCGCGAAGATCGCCAGGCCCTCGGCCGTCCAGTCGGCGAAGATCCAGACGTCGGCCTCCGGGCAGTAGCCGAAGGCGCTGCAATGGCCGAAGCCGGGCCGGTGCCAGGTGAAGACGCCCCAGAGGCGGCGCCGCGGCCCCGGCGTGTCGTAGAACGCCACGTACCAGTCGCGCGGGCCGATCATCGCGGCGGGTCGCCGACGTCGGCCAGGATCGGCGGGTGCACGTTGCCGCGGATGCGCGTCGCGCCCTCGATGACGCCCACGATCATGAACGCCTCCGAAGGCTCGCGTTTCGGTCGCGGCTGCCGCGCTCATACACGTTCCAATGCCGCTTGGCCTGCACGACGCGGCCCTGCCGGTCGGCCGGCGGCCGCAGCAGCGCCGTGCCCTCGCCGATGCCCAGGCACAGATACTGGTAGGCCTCGGCGACGTGCGAGGACTGGTTCTTCAGCGGCCGCTCCGCATGGCGCACCCCGCCGCTGACCGCGATGCGCGGAAAGTGATAGCCGCCGGCGCACGCCTTGCGGAAATGCCGGCAGCTGGGGTCGATTAGCAGGCCGGGCTTGCCCTCGACCATGCGCTTGAACGGCGCCTCGGCCGCCTCGATGCGCAGCGTGAAGTCGTTGCTGTGCGCCGGCACGGCCAGCAGGCCCTGGGCGTTCAGGATCATGAAGGGCGTCTGCTCGTCCGTCTGCGCCCGCTGGTCGCCGGCGGGGTCGCCGGTGATGGTCACCGGGCAGTCCGGGTAGTCGCGCGCCAGCAGCTTGCGCAGCTCGCGCCCGAACGTTTCCATGCCCATGCTCGTGGCCACGAGCTCGCGCTGGATCAGCCGGCGGCCGCGCAGGTCCTGGCTCAGGACGGCGGCCGGCGTCAGGCCGAAGTCCAGGCCGATGTCCACGGGCGTCCGCGGCAGGATCGGCAACGGCGTCGGCGAGCAGTGCGTGTCCTCGTTGAACTGCGTGTAGACCGCCTTGCCCTCCTTCACCACGACCAGCCGGTTGCCGACGTTGCGGCGGATGTGGGAGGCCGTCTTGCCGCGGATGAGGTTCTCGTAATAGCCCGGCGGCAGGTAGCGCAGGTTCTCGGCCCGGGGGTTCATTTCCCATCCCGTGGTGCGGCCGGCCTCGTCGCGCAGCTCCAGCATCGCCGGCGGCTGGTTGAAGAACCGCCAGTTGTCGGGCTTCTGCAGCATGGCCGCTTCTTCTTCGGGAATGTCTTCCGGCAGGGGCACGTCGCCGGCGACGATCGGCCACCAGTGGTCCGGATCCATGGCGTTGGTGTCCATGACCAGGCCGGACCAGGTGGGGCCGCCGTCGATGGTGCGGGGGAAGCGGCCGATGCGCTCGATCAGCGTGTCCACGACGATCTTCGGCACGAACCGCGCCTCGTTGATCCAGCCGAAGGTGACATCCAGGGAATAGAGTTTCTTGACGTCTTCCTCGTAGTCCAGCGCCAGGAACCACATCTCGAAGTCGATGTCGCCGACGCGGACGCGGTGCACGAACGGCGGCTGCCAGTTGAACTTGCCCCACTGCGCCTCGGGAAACCATTGCAACCAGGTGGCGATGGTCGTGGTCTTGAGCTCGGGCTGCGTGTTGCGGATGGCGACGCCCTTCGTGCGACGTATCCCGTCCGGGCCGGGCCGCTGCTGGCAGGCGCGCCGGAACAGCTCGATGCCCGCGCAGACGGACTTGCCGGAGCCGATGGGGCCGCGGATGCCCCGGACGAAGGCGTCCGACAGCATGAACGCCGCCAGCGTCTCGCCGTCCGGCGCGTAATTCAGCTCGGGCATGTCAGGCCGCCGGCGGTGGCGCCGCCTGCGGATCGAAGGCGCGCATCCGCGACGTCACCGTGCGGCAGGCGCCGCAGGCGAGATCGCCGTTGTCGCGGACCTCCCAGAGGTCGTGGCCGCAGCCGCAGACGAGGACGACGCGGGTGCCGGGCGCGCCGGGAATCAGCGGGAAGTCCAGGATGTCGGCCGTCACGGGCGCACCAGCCGCGACAGGACCGCCTGCCGCAGGGTCAACGCCAGCTCCAGGGACTCGCCGGGCCGCAGGCGCCATTCGCCGACTTGGCGCGTCAGCGACCCCTCCTCCAGCTTGCGGACTTCCAGCACGAGCCCGCTGGTGCTTGGGTTCATCACGGTGACCGTGTTGTCCGGCCACAGGCGCCGCCGCTCGGCGGCGATGGCGTCGGCCGCGCAAGCCTCGGTCATGCGAGCAACCCCCGGCGAACGGCCCGCGCGATCATCTTTTCGCAGGTCTCCGGGCCGAAGCTCTCGATGATCCGATCGGCCTCGCGGTCGGTGCAGCGTTCCCCGGGGTAATGCCGCATGTGCACGCGGCGCACGATCTGCCGCAGGCGCTGCAAATCCTTGAACCGGAGCTGCGCGACGAAGGACGGGCGGTCGCCAGGGATCAGCGGGTCGGCGGCGGCGTCCGCCGGCGCGTCCGGGCGCTTCACCGGTTGCGCCCGGAATCACGGGAACCCTGGAAGATCGTCGGCTTGGGCGCCTTCACCGGCGCCGTCAGCAGGACGCTGAACGTGCCGCCGGCGGCGGCGCCGGGGCGGCCGCGAATGCCGCGCCCGCCAAACGGACGGCCCCCGCGCGGCCGGCCGCCGCCGGCGCTGAGAGCCTCGAACAAGGGGATTCCGGTCTGTCTCACGATCGACCTCGTGAAATCGTTGCTGGGCGTCCAGGGATTGACGCGCGTCGGCAAGGTCGCGTTGGCCATGGTCTACCTCGCAGTATTGAAACAGGCGCCGGGCGCCGCGCCTGGCGGCACGTAGCAGACGATCTGCCGGAGTCTCGGCCCGGCGCGATTCTCAGATGTGCCCATGCTCCCGTTCTCCTTCCGTTCCCCCGCCGTTGTCAATCGGCCGCCGTCGGCTTCGCCGCCTTGCGCCGGCCCGCCGCCGCCACCTTCTTGGCCACCCGCGCCGCCATCCGCCGCCGCTGGCGCTCGACCTTCAACCGCTCGATCACCCGCGCCTCGATCTCCGCTTCCCGCTCGGCCTCGGTCGGACCCGCGACCGCCGGCCGCGCCCCCGCGCCGTCCACCGGCTCGTCCACCGACCGCCCGACCCGCGCGGCCGCCTTCACCGCCGGCACCCGCGACGGCCGCGCCGCCACCGACGGATGCAACCCGCCCTCGGCCGCCGCGATCTCCTTCCGCAACTGCCGCGCCAGCGCCCGGGCCACCCCGCCCGCATTGCCGGCCGCAATCTCCAACTCCAACGCCGACAACCGCCGCCGCGCGGCGGCCAGGTCATACGGCCGCAAGTCGCTCAGGCTGGGCATCGGACACACTCCCCGACAAATCTCACAGGACACCCGCTATCGCGGAAACCATTTGGAGACATCTTGCCAACCTCCTGAGGAAACATGCCACCTGCGACAGTGCAGGGAGGCGGTGAAAGAAAATTTACAGACGGGGCGGGGGGGTCACGGGACCATCGCGCCGTTTCGACCCCCCCGGGGTCACATCGACGATGGGGCCGTGGGGCCCCCTCGCGTCGGGGATCGAGATGTTCACCACCAGCGGGCTGCGCTGCGCCCCGGCATCGCCCGCGCCGATCCGGTTGCGATTCAGGACGTCCTTCGCGGCCTCCAGCGAGACATAGCCGCTCTTGTGGCGGATCAGCTCGTGCAGCCGCTGTGCCGCGAAGGGCGCGGCTTGCGCGAGGATCAAGTCCGTGTGTTCGATCAAGGCGTTACGGACTTTCGGGAGTCTTATAAGCCGGGAGGCGGTCACATGCGCCGACTTTTGCCCGTATCCTGCGGCTATTGCGGCCTGCGTGCCGTTGCCGTTGTTCGCTAAATACGCTTCCACGAAGCGTTCCTGCTTAGGCGTCAGCGCCTGGGCGGGTGTCAGCGGAAGGGTTGGCATCGGCGTCCTTTGTCGTCTCGTTTGTGTACACAGGGCGCAGGGGCGGAAACCCCCGTCAATGCACAGACCTAACACTTTGGGCTGCGGCGGATTTCCGCCTTATACCCCGGAGGGGTAAGGGGGCGCCTCCCGATGCTCCGCATCGGGACCGCGCTCTACTCGCTGCGCTCCCCGAGCCGCTGCGCGTCTCGGCCCTGGCGGGTGACGATCGCTGGCGCGGCGGCGGCTGTCGCCGCCGGCTTCCCCGGTGGGGCGGCGCCTGATCGCGTGTGAGCGGCCCGTTCCGCCCCTGACCGAACCGCCTGGCGCTGCATCCCCGGGGCCGGCCGGCCTCGGCGGCGGGGTCCGTTCTGCGCCGTCGGCCCACGGTATAGGGGGCCGTTGTGCTTCAGACCTGCGCCCGCTCCTGCGCACGCTGCGCTGCGCTCCGCGCCCTCCGGGTTTGCAAGAACAAAGACGGTTTCCGCTGCGCGGACCCTCCGTCTTTCTTCTTGCAAATGCGCAGGACCGGTCGCGGACGGTCACGCACAACGGCCCCCTATACCGTGGGCCGAAGACAACAGGACGCTCGCCGCGTCGGCCGACCAGCCCCTCCAGGGGGTACAGCGAACACGTTTCGCTCAGGTGCACAACGGGCCGCTCACACGCGATCAGGCGCCGCCCCACCGGGGAAGCAGACTTTTTGGCGACAACCCTGTTGTGAACGAAGACCGGGACGACGCCCTGCCCCTGACGGGGCCGGGCCGTCCCGATGCCGACATCTCCGCCGGCGCCGCGCTTGCGGCCCGGCCCCCGGCGGCGCCGCCGCCACCGACCAGGAACACCCTGGGTTTTTGCAAGAGGAGGTAACGACCATGACCAAAGGACAATTCCTGAAGCACGATCTGCACACGGACCCGCGGATCCAGGACCTGCTGGACCTTGCCGAGTACGCCGAGGGCCGCGGCGACGACGACGAGGCCGCCTGCGCCCGCGCCGAGATCGCCGCCATCCAGCGCGCGGCCCTGCCGCTGGTGGTCCAGCTGCCCATCGCGTTCAAGGGGCTGCTGTAACCGGCATCCCCCGGCGGCGGCCCGCGCCAAGCGCGCGGACCGCCCGCTGCTGTTCCCCATCCGTTCACCTTAGGAGGTATCGACCATGTCCACGCACCACCGCGTCGTCGCGCAGCGCGACGCCGCCGACGAAGCCGCCAGCACCATCTGCACGTCTCTCATGGACGCCCAGGACATCGAGAGCGCGCACCGCGACCGCCAGCAGCGGGCGCAGAAGCTCATCCAGGCCCTGGCCTCGTTGTTCGAGGAGCCAGAGCTGGAGTTCATGCAGGAAGCGCTGATCCGCGATCTCTGCTTCGCCGCCGACCGCAACGCCGGATGGGCGAGCGGCCGGCTGCACGAGGTCCTCGGGGAGATCAAGGAAGCCCTGGAGACCTTCAACGGCTCGGAGATCGCGGACACGCGGCTCCAGCGCAAGAACGACTACGCCGCCCGGCTGGAGTTCCAGCAGGAGGCTTGGCAGGACCTGCTGGCGGCCGCGCAAGGCGCGCACCGCCAGCTGGTCGGCCGCGACTGGTTGCCGGCGCCGAAGGGCCGGACCGCGGACAAGCGCCTCACCGCGAGCGCCGCGGACGCGCGCAGCCGCCTGGCCCGCCACGGCATCGCCTGACAGTACTGCCGGCGAGCGGCGGCGACGCCGCTCGCTTGCAATCCTGCAAGTTTGCAGCTATCGTGATCTCAATCCTGCATCCCCAGAGAGGCACCCATGCAATTCATCGTGATGGTCACGGTCATCGGCGTTCTCGCCGCCGTCGCCAAGATCGTTGTCCTGCTGCGCTTGGGCGTGCTGCGCAAGCTTATGGGCTTTCACTTCGCCCTCGACCTCGCCGCCGGCGCCCTGTTCGCCTGGCTGTTCTTCGGCACCCTGACCGGCATGGTCATCGCCGCCATCGCCGGCCTTGTGTTCAGTCTGTTCATCACCGTCTACCGCCGCGTGGCCGGCTACGAGCGCTTGACGCTGCGCGGCTGGCGGGACGTGCGTCCCCATGCGTAGCGCCGGTCCGCTCCTGGCCGCCGTCGTCGCCCTGGCCGCGCCGGCGGCCGTGGCCGACGGCGACGAGATCGCCGCCATTCTGGAAGATCGCCAGGCCATGGTGCGGCTGATGGACCGATTCTGCCGGGCCGCCGAGGACTACCGCGACTGCGCCTTGGAAGCCGTGCACGCATCGCTGGCCTTCGACGAGGAAGTCGAGCGCCTGTTCGCCGCGCCGATGGCCGGCCCGGTCTACGCGCGGCGCGTCCTCGACACCTTGTCTTGCGCCGAAGCGGCGGGCGTTCCCCGCACGCTCGACTTGCCGCTGATGGCGCGATGCCTGGGCACGATTCCCTGATGCCCAGGCGGCGCCGCCGCCCGGTGTCGCCTCCGCCGGGCGGCGGCTTTTTTCCACAGGAGATCTCATGACGCCAGATTCGTCTCCGCCGACCGCCGCGCTCCGGCGCTGGCTCGCGCGCCTGCGCGATCCCGCCAGCCGGCAGGCGTTCAACAGCCTGTACAGCGGCGACGCCGCCTGCCCGCTGGGTCACGGCGCGCGGGCGTGCGCGGATCTGCTGGGGCTGGTCGTGACAGACCGCGGCGCCGTCGATCGCGACGATCCCGCCATCGTCCTGTTGACCTCGCAGATCATCAATCGCTTCGTCGCCATCGGCTTCGACCGGTTCACCTTGCTGCGCATCCTGCGGCTGAACGACGACCAGCGCCTGTCGCTGGCGCAGACGGCCGACTGGCTCGAACGTCAATGCCGTAAACAGGAGCGGCGGCGATCCGTCTCCGCCCGGCGCGAGACCGCGCCATGAGCGCCCGGTCCCGAATCCTCCGCCGCTGGCTCGGCCAGCTGCGCGATCCGCACAGCCGGCAAGCCTTTCACAGGCTGTATGACGCCGAGGCGGCCTGCGCCCTCGGCCAGGGCATGTTGGCGTGCCTCGATCTCCTGGGGCTCATCGTGACGGAACGCGGCGTTCTCGACCGGCGGACGCCGCGGCGGCCGCTGTCGCTGGCGCAGATCGTCGACCGCTTCGTCGCCGCCGGCTTCGACCGCGCGACCGTGGCCGCCGTCATCCGCCTCAACGACGACCGGCGCCTGCCGCTGCCGCGCATCGCCGATTGGCTCGAACAGGAAATCCGCAAACAGGAGACCCCCCGATGATCGTCAGTTTCGGCAAGAGCTTTGCGTATGCCTTCGTCCGTTCGGCCGCCGGCGTCGCCGCCGTGGCCGCCGCGCCCTACGTGCTCCGGGCGTTGCGGCGGACGCCCGTCCTGTACAACCGCGCCTGCGTCGTCGTCGCCGACCGCGCCGTCGCCTGGGGCCGCCGCGTCGGCTGCGCCGCCGAAGCCCGCTTGCACGACCGAGGAGAATGACCATGAGCGAATTGAGCCTGGCGCTCGCCTGCGCCTTGTCGCTGACGGGCTTGCCGCCGCCGGACGCCCTGCCGGCCTGGGACGCCCGCGCGCTGACGCGCGCCGAATGGGCCTTGACCAACCGGCCGCACGGCGCCCGCGCCATGTACGACTGGCGGACGCGCACCATCGTGGCCCCGCCCGGCGATTGGCCGGCGCTGGTGCACGAGATGGTGCATCACCTGGAGTGCGCCGGCGGCTACCGCTTCAGCGAGCGGCGCGCCGAAGCGGCGGAGATCCGGGCTTACGCCTGCGTCCGCTGACGCCGGCGTTGCCGTAACCGTTTTTTGCAGCAAGGAGTGAACCATGAAACAGCAAATGACCGTTCAAGCCCTGGCGGCGGAGGTGCAGCGCCAGAAACACGCCAAGCGCGATTTCATCGCCACCACCAACAGCCTGACGTTGGTCCAGCCGGGCCCGGCCGGCGGCTGGCGCCTGGAGCTCGACGACGGCGCCGGCGCCATCGAGGCGTTCGAGCCGACGGGGCACGCGCACCGGCAGATCGGCGACCGCCTACAGATTCCCGTCAAGTATTACGAGCGGATGAAGGCCGACAACCCGCAGCTGCTCGCCGCCAACGTCAACAGCTGGTTTCGCAACACGCCGGAGCGCCGCATGGTCCGCACGCTCGACGGCCGGGCGCGGGCCTTCTTGTCCGACCGCTACCGCCGCATCGACCACTACGATCTCATGGACGCGGTCCTGCCGGTGCTGGCGGAGGCGCCGGACATGCGCATCGAGAGCGCGGCGCTGACGGACACGCATATGTATGTGAAGGCCTTGTTCCCGACGTTGGAGGGCGAAGTCAGCAAGGGCGACGTCGTGCAATTCGGCGTGTGCATCTCCAATTCGGAGATCGGCGCCGGCGCGGTCGACATCGCGCCGCTGGTCATGCGCCTGGTCTGCAACAACGGCATGATCCTGCCGGACGCGCGGGTCCGCAAGAACCACGTCGGCCGCGCCATCGGCGGCGGCGAGGCCTACGAGCTGTTCAGCGACGAGGCGCTGGAGGCCGATGACCGGGCGCTCTTGCTGAAAGTGCGCGACCTCGTGCGCGCGACGACGACCGAGGACGGCACGCGGCGGCTGCTGTCGCGCTTGCAGGACGCCGCCGGCGAGCGTTTCGGCGTGTCGCCGGGGGCCCTGGTCGAGGAGCTGTCCAACCAGAACAGCCTCAGCAAGAGCGAAAGCGATTCGATCATGCTCATGTTGATTGAGGGTCACGATCTCAGCCGGTGGGGCCTGGCGAACGCGGTCACGGCGACGGCCCGCGTGGTCGAGAGCTATGACCGCGCCACGGCGTTGGAGCGGCTCGGCGGCGCGATCATGGATCGGTGCGCGTTCGACGAGCGGGCGCTCGACAAGGCGGCGTGACGGCCATGCCCGGCTATCGCGCCGCGCCGTGTCCCTGCAGTCGTCATGACTGCCCGGACTGGCATCTGGAACCCGTCGCGACGACGCACGGCGTCCGCTTCACGCAGCGGCAGGCCGAGCTCGTCGCGGCTTTTCTCAACGCCTTGCCGGACGACATCGCCGGCGACGACAACGGAGGACGATCATGACGCTGCCCCGGCCTATGTATCGCGCGGTGCCCTGTCCGTGCGGCGACGACGACTGCAAGATGTGGCACGTTCAGCCGGTCGCCGCGACTCAGGGCGTTCGCTTCACGCGAAAGCAGGCGCACCTCGTGGCGGCGTTTCTCAACAAGTTGCCAACCGACATAACGGCCGACGATGACGCGGGGGCGTCGGCATGAGCCGTCCTCTCGACGCCTATCGCGCGGTGCCCTGTCCGTGCGGACACCGCGCTTGCCGATATTGGCATGTCGCGCCGGTGGCGATGATGGCCGGGGTCTGTTTTACGCGCAAGCAGGCCGAGCTGGTGGCGGCGCTGTTGAACGCGGCCGCCCGTGGCAGAAGGAGCTTCATGAGACACCATCGGCGACAGAGCGATGACGTGAAGCGAAACACCAGCCTTGCGCGCAAAGCGCTTCTTGCGAGGAACAGGCCATGACGCATTCCGGAGGCAAGCCACACACCAACATCGGCGATCGAGGCCAACGATACGAGATTCGCGCGACCGGCTATCCGAAACCGGACAAATCGGTAATCGGCTGGGCCACGACGCTGGCCGGTGCCGATGACCTCGCGGCAAGCGTTCGCCGCGCGGCCGGTTGCGCAAGCGTTGAAATCTTCGACCGACACGACAACAGGGTCGTGAAGACCTTCAAGGCGGAGCGGCCGTGACGCCCGCCGCCGACGTCGTTTTTCGCCTGCCATCGCGACCGGCCGGCGATGCCGTGGTGAACGACTGACGCGGAGACGGACATGAGACGCCATCAACGACACAGCGACGAGGCCAAGCGAAAGATCGGCGACGCCATCCGCAAGGCCCTGGCGAATCCGGAGGCGCGCGCCCGCATGAGCGCCTCCGCCAAGCGCCAGTGGGCCGATCCGGAGACGCGCGCCCGCATCAGAGCGGCCATGCGAAAGGCCTGGTCCGATCCAGCCGTGCGGGCCCGGCTGCGGCCGCAGGGCCTGCCGCCGTTGCCGCCGATGACGCCGGCGCAACGCCGGCTGTACAAGAAGCTCAGCGCCGTTCTCGGGCGCGACGCCGCGCTGGCGGACGTGTTCCGCGCCGACATCGCCCTGCCCGATTGACCATCCTGAAAGGAGCCTGCCATGGAGTTCATCGGCCTGTCCAAGCTGCGCGTGGCCGCCAGCAACACCCGCAAGACCAACGTCGGCGACGGCGTGAAGGAGCTGGCGGCGTCAATTCTCGCCCACGGCCTGCTGCACAACCTCGTCGTCGTGCAGAACGGCGTTTATTACGACGTGATCGACGGCCAGCGCCGGCTGCTGGCGTTGCGCAGCCTCAAGCTCGACGGCGCGACGCCGATTCCCTGCGAGGTCCGGAAGGCCCCGGCCGCCGTTGCCGAGGAGCTGTCGCTGGCCGCCAACGTCGAGCGCGAGCCCCTGCATCCCATGGACGAATACGAGGCGTTTGCGCGGCTGGCGGCGGCCGGGCAGAGCGTGGCCGACATCGCCGCCCGGTTCGGCGTGGAAACGCGGACGGTCGAGCGCCGCATGAAGTTGGGCGAGCTGTGCCCGATGGCGCGCGAGGCCTATCGCGCCGGCGCGCTTGACGCCGTGGCCATCAAGGCGCTGACCCTGGTCAAGAATCACAAGCAGCAGGAGAAGATTCTGCGCGCCTGCGGCTCCCGCAAGCAGGGGTATGCGGGCTGGCGCATTTCCCGGCTGGCCAAGGAGGACAAGATCCGGACCGGCACGCAGTTGTTCGACATCGCCGACTACGAGGCCGCCGGCGGCACCGTGTCGGTCGATCTGTTTTCCGATGACGGCGACGAACTCAGCTATTTCGACGACGCGGTGCTGTACGACAAGCTTCAGCGCGAGGCCGTCGAGCGCCGCCTGGCCGCGTTCCGGGAGGCCGGCTGGGGCGAGGCCGTGTTTCACGAGCGCTTTTCGGAGTTCACCCCGGAAGCGCGCCAGTATCCGCCGGTGCACGGCCGCCTCGGCGTCAAGGCCAGGGCGAATGCCTGCATGATGCTGTATTTCGACGGGGCCGGCAATCTGATCGAGCGGCCGTGCCAGACGCCGGCGCAGGCCGCGGCCGCCGCCAAGGCCGCCAAGGCCGCCAAGGCGGCGGCGAAGGCGGCGGGCGCCGAGGCCGACGACGCGGACGGCGCGGCCGAGGCCGACGACGCCGGGTCGTCCTATCCGCGCGCCCTCGTCGCCGATCTGGCCCGGCAGAAAAGCCAGCTGTTGCAACAGCATGTCATCGGCAGCGTGGCCTGGTCGCTGCGCCTGCTGCTGTTCAAGCTGGTGGCGGCCGACGCGCCGGAGGTGGAGTACGCGCCGCATTGGTCTGTCGCTTCTGCCGGTCCGGATCCCGCGATGCGGTACAGCGCCGGCCTGTGGGACGAGATGCTGACCGTGGCGAAGTGGCTGAACTGCCCGCTGGCGCCGGATGCCGTCATTAACGACGAGGAGACGCGCCGGCGCGTCCATCGCTGGCTGTTCTGGCGCACGGGCAGCGGGCAGGCGGCGGCCGACGCCCGGAAATGGGAGGGCATCGTCGCCATGGGCGACGAGCGGCTGCAGCGCAGCCTGGCGCTCTTGGGCGTGTTGTCCGTTGGCGTCAGCCCGACGCTGAGCGAGGGCCTGGCCGCCAATGGGGCGGCCGTGGCGCTGAACCTGCAGATCGAGAAGGTTTGGACGCCGAAGGCCGAGTTTTTCGCGCGCCTGTCCAAGAAGCAAATCGTCGCCATCGCCGACGAGATCGGCGCCAGGAACCACGGCCTCGCCGGGAAGAAGAAAGAGGCGGCCGTGGCGACGATGACGCGAATCTTCAGGGAGCCGCACGAGTGGGCGCCGACCAACGAGGACTTCCTGCGCAACGTCCGCACCTGGTTGCCGCCGGGCATGGGCTACAACACGCGGGTGGAGCGCCGGGATGCCGACGACATCGACGTGTTCGACGACGCCGACGACGACGGCGCGGAAATCGAGGGGTCCGGCGCCGATTCCTGACGCCCGGCGGGGTCGGGCCCGTCGCCCGGCAGCGGCGAGCCCGTCGCTCGGCCGCTGGGTCCGGCGCCGCTCGCGGCCGCTGTCCGGTTGCAGTTTTTATCTTTACAAGGCTGCAAATTTGCAGCATGAGAGATTCATGCTGTCGTATCTGGAGCAACTGAGGGATTACGCCGCGGCCAAGCGGGTCAAGCTGCTGGACGCGGTCATCGACGCCGGCCTGCCGGATTCGACGTATTACCGCTGGAACGCGGGCACGGCGGAGCCGCGCCGGGAAAAGGCCGAGGCCGTCAAGCGCGCCATCGACCGGCTGGCGCAGACGACATGACCGAGCAGGATGCGTTCAACGCACTGATCGCCAGCCTGCGCCGCCGCCGCCAGCACCTGGGATTGACCCAGGAAGCCCTGGAGATGGCGCTCGGCTGGACCAAGGGCCACATCTGCAAATTCGAGAACGGCATCCGCCGCCCCACCGGCTGGAACCTGTCGATTTGGGTCGTTGCCCTGGGCGGTCAATTGCAAGCCGAGTTTCCTCCACCTGCGGGAGCGTCTGTGTATGACTGTCCAACAAACGACCCGTGACGCCTACGCCGTCGCGAATCTCACCCTGCGGCAGCGGCAAGTCTATGCCGCCTTTGCCGTGCACGGCTCGCTGACTGACCTTGAGACGCAGGCGGCGACCGGACTGCCCATCAACATCGTGACCAGCACCAGGAACCGCTTGCGCGAGCTCGGGCTCGTGGCCGATTCCGGCGAACGCAAGCGGGGGCCGCATGGCCTGCGCAACATCGTCTGGCGCCTGGAGCGCCGGGACGACATCAGGGCCGGGCAGGATCTGCGGCAAACCGAGCTGGCCGAGTCTCGCCAGCTCTCGTTGCTGTGAGCGCCGGCAAGCGGCGCTGGAGCCGCCGGCGCCCGAAGTTCAACGCCGCGTCCACGGTGGTGGACGGCATCCGCTTCGATTCCCGGCGCGAGGCCATGCGCTGGCTCGATTTGAAGCTCCTGGAGCGCGCCAACCAGCTGCAGGGGCTGACGCGCCAGGTGCGTTTGCCGATTGAGATCGGCGGCCAGCCGGTCCGCATCCGCAGCGCCGGCTATCCCAACGGCCGCCGCGTCGTGTACGTCGCCGATTTCCAGTATTTCGTCGGCGCCGAGCGCGTGATCGAGGACGTCAAGGGCATGGACACGCCGGTGTCGCGCCTGAAGCGCGCGCTGGTCGAGGCGATCTATAACGTCACCATCCGCGTCGTGAAGTGAGGAAACCATGAGCCGCTTTGGCATCGTGCCGGCGTCGGTCTTCGACGACGAGCGCATGGACGCCGGCCTGATCGCCGTTCTCCTGCTGCTGTCCACCTACGCCGACCGTCACGGCTGGTGCTGGCCGAAGCAGGAGACGCTGGCCCGGCAGCTCCGGCTCAGCCGCACCACCACCAACGGCTACGTGAAGCGCCTGGTCGAGCTCGGCTACGTGGAAAGCCGGCGGGAAAGGAACGGCTGTTGCTACCGGCTGCTCTACGATAGATGTCGGCCAGACCGACATCAGATGTCGGCGGGGCCGACATCAGATGTCGATGGCGCCGACATCACATATAAGGATGAACAACCCAAGGAACATACCATTGAACAGAAAACGAAGGGCGCACGCCTGTCGCCCGACTTCGCGCCGGCGGCAGACGATCTCGCCTGGGCCGGCCGGGAGTACCCCGCCGTGAACCTGGAGCGCGAGACCGAGAAATTCAAAAACCACTGGCTCGACAAGCCCGGTGCCGCCGGGGTCAAGCTGGCCTGGAACCGCGCCTGGCGGAACTGGATCATCAACGCCGAGAAGGATTACGCGCATGGCCGCCATCACGCTGCCGGCGGCGCGGGACAGCGCCGACGTGTCGCCGAGACCGACGAGGAGCGACGCGCTAAAATTGATTCTGCGCTCCGCGGACTTGGCGACACACCGATTTTTGGCCGATCTGAAACGGACAGATTCGGATGAGGCGATCGAGGCGGCCATCGCCGAAGTGCAGCGCGAGCTCATGCCCGCCGGCAACGGCGAGGCCGCCCGCATGGTCGAGATGGTGGCCGTCGCGCTTCAGGTGGCGACGCCCAACGAGCTCGGGATGCAGGTGTACATGCGGATCCTGGGCGAACTGCCCGCCGATCTGCTGCACGAAGCGACCAAGCGGGTGCTGGAGCGGCACACGATTTCCAAGCTTCCGACGCCTGGCGAATGGCGCCAGGCCGTCGCCGATGAGTTATCGAATCGACGGGCGGACGTGAACCGCCTGCGACACTACAAGGGGAAAGTCCAGCTGGCTGAGAAGTATTACCGACCGAGGCATACGGCATCCGGTAATACAAAATGACTCGCCTGCTCGCAGGCCATAGACCATAATCGCATCTGCATTATTGCAGGATTTGTCCTGGAATTTGCAGGACAGACCCTTTTTTTTCCGGGCGCGGAAAGGCAGAGTGATTGCGGCGACGTGCAGCTACTCGCTAGGCCGCTATTGGTCTATAATTGGGAGTGACAACATGGCTCGAAAGCCAGGGCTCGAAACCAAGCTGCGGATTGCAAGCTGGATGCGGACGGTGATGGAGCAACGAGGGTGGTCGGCGGAGGAGTGGGCGCGGCGCGCCGATACCAGCGCCACGAACATCACCCGGATTCTTGCCGATCCAAAAACCGCAAGCCTGCCGACTTCTGCGACGGTGGCAAAGCTGTCGAGGGTCGCGTCGTCTCAGCCGAACCTGGTTTTCGACCAGGCTACGCAGAAGCTGTTTGAGGGAGTGCCCTTGTTCAACGCGCGTCAGGTCGAGCGCTTTTTGAAAAGTGATAGGGACATGCAAAAACAATTAGTGCGGGCCTCGCTCGAGGAAGGCCCTGCGATTACGACCATGTACAAGCCGTCGCCGCGGGCGTTCGCTGTGCGGCTCGATACCGACAGCTTGGAGCTTCGCGGGCTTTACAAGACAGACCTCGTTGTCGTCGAACCGGTCGATGTTGTACCGCCGACTAACGGCAGCATCATCATCGCCCAGGTCGCCGGCAAGTTGAGTGCTTACCTTTACCAGCCGCCGCTGCTTGTGCCGCAAAGCCGAAGCGACAACCAGCCGATCGAGATCCGGTCGGTGGCGATCATCGGGCGCGCCGTTCATCTGGAGCGTCCGCTAGTCTAGACCGTCGAGAGAAGAACACGCGCCTGGGCCAGGCGCGTTTCTTTTGCTTGCGGTCCTGCAAAAATGCAGCTATTGTCGCATCAATCCTGCAAACCCGAGGAGAGAACATGATCGCAGCCGTTCCAGCTTCCCCGAAAGTCGACCTGACACCGCAACAAATCGCCAACCGCGCCAAGGGCATCGGAGGTTCCGACGCCAAGCGCATCATGGACGGCGACGTGCTGGCCTTGTGGGAGGAGAAGACCGGGCGCCGCGAGCCCGAAGACCTGACCTGGAAGCTGCCGGTGCAGGTCGGCAAATGGACCGAGGGGCTGAACGCCCTGTGGTTCGCGCACGAGACCGGCCTCGCAATCGACACCAGCGCCGCCGTCAAGACCGCCACCCTCTACCACCCGGCCTATGCGTTCATGCTGTGCCACCTCGACGGCATCGTGACCGAAAACGGCGTCGCCAAACTCTGGGAGGCGAAGCATACGAATCCCTTCGAGGACGACACCGTGGTGGTCGATCGGTCGTTCGCCCAGATGCAGCACAACATGGAGTGCGGCGATTATCCGGAGGCCTTCCTGTCCGTGATCTACGGGAACAGCAAGTACCGCCACTTCCGCATTGCCCGCGACGCCGATTACATCGGCGAGCTGTTGCAGCGCGAGGCCGAGTTCTGGCATTGCGTCGAGACCGACACGCCGCCGACGGGAACCATCGTCGAGCCCGTCGTCGCGCCGAAGTTCGAGGAGCTGCGGACTGTCGATCTCAGCGCCAACAACATGTGGGGCGACGCCGCCTCGACCTGGTTGCAATACCGCAGCTCCGCCAAGGCCTACGACGCCGCGGAAGCGACGCTCAAGGGGCTGGTCGAGCCCGACGTCGGGTTTGCCTACGGGAAGGCGTCGTACCAGACAATCTCCAGCGGCAAATCCATGACCGTGCAGACCCGGCTGGTCATCGCCCGCTCACGCAACAATCGGCTGACGGTGCGCGAGGCGACCGCCAAGGACAAGGCCGCCATCGCCGAACGTGAATTGGAGAGATCCGACAATGTCGCACGCCAGTGAATTGAACGCCGCCGCCGCGCTCGTCGAAGTCGCCGTGATGAAGCTTCTCAAGGTCCTCGACCGGCGCGGCTACGTCGATGCAGACGTGTCGCTGTACATCCTGCGTTCTTCGTACCGGACGTCGAGCTACATGCTGGTCGTCTATCCCGTCGAACATCGGACAGACCTGCGGTTCGGCCGCACGTTCGATCCCGACGCGTTCGCCGACACGCTGGCGGAAGCGCGGGCGTGGTGCGACGCGTTGCCGCCGAGCATCCGGTGGACGCCGGAGCTGGTCGAGCAAGTCCTGGGTGTCGCGCCGCCGCCGGCGGAGCCCCAGGCGACGGCGTGACCCCGAGCGGCGCGGCCGGCGAGCGACGCGCCGGCTCCGCCTTTTTTTCGAGGAGAGAGTCATGAGCAGCAAGAAAGGCCCGCTGGAGAATCCGAACCTGGCGTTGTGGCATCGCTTCTATGTCACCGACCCCTCGCAGACCAAGACGTTCAAACGCGGTGGCGGGTTCTCCGGCACGGCGATTCGGCCGTTCTGGGTCATCATGCGCGCCACCGAGGAGTTCGGCCCGGCCGGCAAGGGTTGGGGCTGGCAGGAGGTCGAGCACAAGATTCATGTCACCACGGACGACCGCGCCGTGTGGTTTTCCAAGGTCGTCGTCTGGTACACGCTCGACGGCCAGCGCCACGAGACCGGGCCGCAGTGGGGCGCCACGGAAATGGTCGGCGTGTACGCCAGCGGCAAGAAGTTCTTCGACGAGGAAGCCGCCAAGAAGGCCGTGACCGACGGCATCATGAAATGCCTGTCGTACCTCGGCCTGGCCGGCGACGTGCACATGGGAAACTTCGATGACAGCAAGTACGTCGCGGAGGCGCGCGAGCATTATCGCGAGAAAGACGGCGCCGCGGCCGGCCGGAAGGTCGAAACGGCCGACGCCGACGCCGTCGCCTGGCGCGAGCAGATGGTGGCGACCGTCAAGGCGACCACCGACGAAGCCGCGCTGAAAACGCTGTGGGAATCGCACAAGGCCACGTTTCGGAGTTACAGCCAGTCCGGCGTGCCCGGCCAGAAAGCCGTCGCCAACTTCGTCAAGAGCCAGATCGAGCGGCGCCTGGCTGAACTTCGCCAGCACGCCGCCGGCGATCCGGACGCGACCGAAGCCGATACGGAGGCCGCATGACCTGTGACACCGTCAAATTGCCCAACGGCGTCATCGCCATCGTGTGCAGCCGCGGCCGACGGCAAAACTGCTCGATGCCGCGCTGCACCCGGCCGGGGACGCTGCTGTGCGATTATCCGGTCGCGGAAGGCCGCACCTGCGACAGGCGCATGTGCAAGACGCACGCCGCCAAGATCGCGGCGAACAAGCATTACTGTCCGCAACATCAGGTAGGCGCGTCGGACGGCCGGCCGGGGCCGGCCGCGCCCGACGTCGCCGGGAAAGGAGAGGACCATGTGGAATGAGGCCATCATTTGCGGCTATGCCGGCCGCGACCCCGAGGTGCGCACCACGAACGGCGGCGACGCCGTCACGTCGCTGTCCGTCGCGACCACGGACCGCTGGAAGGACAAGGGCACCGGCGAGCCGCGCGAACGCACCGAATGGCACCGCATCGTGCTGTTCGGCCGCCTGGCGGAGATCGCCGGCGATTATGTCAAGAAGGGAACGCTGGTCCTTGTCCGCGGGCAGATCCAGACGCGCAAGTGGACCGATCAGTCCGGCAACGATCGCTATACGACGGAGATCGTCGTCAGCGGCTTCGATGCCAGGCTCAAGATTCTCGGCGGCGGCGGCGACGACGGCGCCGACGCGCCGGTCGACAGAAAAAGCGTCCGCAAGCGCGCGGCGGCGCCCGCCCAGCCGGCCGCCGAGCTGGACGACGAGATTCCCTTCTGACCGGCGCCGCCCGCGCCGGGGGCCGCGGCGGCGGCCGGCGCGGCACCGGCGACGCTCAACCAGCGTTTCCGCCGCCGCCCCCTCCCAGTGACAGGAGTCACAATGACATCGGAAGAACTTCGACAGCAGCCGGCGGACGTCAGCGCGGAGACGCTGCTCGACAAGGACGGCAAGTACCTGCTTGGCGATTACCGCGATTTTTTGCTGCGCCAGGTCAGGCGATACGCGCCCTGGGCGACGATGACCGAGAAGCAGCAGCAGGAGCTCATCGACGCCAGCACCGCCGCCGCCGTCACCTTTATTCACCGCGCGGTCGCGATCGTCGCCGCCAACGGCAAGCCGGCCATGCGCGCCGTCCTGGCGCAGATCACCATCAAGGACGGCATCGAGGCCAAGGTGAAGGTGTCGAAGTATGACCCGATGCGGCACGATCTCGTGGACGCCCAGGGCTCCACGCTGCTGATTTCGATCGTGGACGCGGCGGCGTTCAGCGAGACGCGCGGGGACGTCAAGCCGGATCCCGACCAGCCGCCGTTGCCGATCGACGACGATGCCGGCCCGGACGACGACAGCGGCCCGTCCGCGAAGCGCAGCGACAGTCCCAAGCCGCGCAAAGGCCGCCGCCCGCCGCCCGTTGACGACGGCGGCACGGACGACGATCCCGACGACAACGACGACGACTGACCGGTCATGGCCGCGTGTCCCTGGTGCGGACAGCCCGTCAAGCCCGCCCGGCGGCGCGGCTGGGCGGCAAAGCGATTCTGCTCCGATACCTGCCGGAACAGCTTCCACTCGGCCGCTCGGCGATGGGTGCATCAAGCCATCGCCGCCGGCCTGCTGACCGTGGACATCATCCGAAACGCCTCGCGGCGCCCGTGCACGCCTTCAGGATTGCCGGACGTTGCGGTGGGGATTGCCGATGCCCAAAGTTCCTAATGCATGGCCTAGCGGCGCGTTGCCGGCCCGGATGAATGCCGAGTGCGCGGCGTACTTCGTCGGCGTGTCTCTCGCGAAGTTTCGTTTGGGCGTGAAGGCCGGGAAGTATCCGGCCTCAGTGAAAGACGGCGGCAACGTGCTGTGGCGCACGAAGGATTTGCAAGCCTGCATTGACGGCGAGCGCAATCCCGGTCAGGGTCGGGGGAAGGACTACTGGCTTGGAAAGCTGGGCGATGGTGCAGATCACGCTGCAGGGCCTGAATAAGGTCCGCTCCAAAGGGCGCTGGTACTACTACCACCGCAAGACACAGACGAGGATCCCTGACGAGCTGCTTGAGCCGGGCCGCGAGTCAGAGCTGTTAAAGTTTGTCGATCGGCTTATTGGCAAGGCGAAGCACGCCACGTCATCCAAGACCCTGGGCGCGCTGATCGTTGCCTACAAGGCATCCCCGGAGTTCGCGAGTCTTGCGGCGCGGACGCGCCAGGACTACGGGCGCGTGTTCGATTATCTCGCGGACATCGCCGGCATGGAACTCAACGAGTATCTGGATGAGGAGTTCGTCATTGGCGCCCGCGACAAGGCGTTTAAGACACGGACGGCTGGCAAGGACGGCAAACCGCGCACTCGGCGCCGTTTTGCCAACTACCTCGTACAGGTGATGTCGCTGTTGTTTTCCTGGGGGAAACCGCGGGGCTGGCTCAAGCACATGAACGGCAATCCTGCCGCCGATGTGCCGCTGATCGCCCGTCCGAAGAACATACCGAAGGCGAATCGAGCCTGGCGTCCGCATGAGCGCGAGGCCATCTTTACCGCGGCCAAGAAAAAGCTGCCGCAGATCCTCGTGCCGCTGGCGCTAGGCCGCTGGGCCGGCTTGCGCGAGGCAGACGCGGTTTACTTTCAGCGTCGATTTTATGACGGCAAGAACATCGACCTGGACCAGGGCAAAACAGGCAACCCGCTGTGGCTGCCGGCGCCGCTGCCGCTGCGCGAGATCCTCGATGCGGCGCTGGCTGACGCGAGGGAGAAGAACATCGTGTCGCCGCAGCTGGGCTTGAACAGCCGCGGGAAGCCCTGGACGCAGAATGGCTATACTCGGATGTTCTTCAAGTTGATCGGCGATCTGAAGGTCAAGGAGACGATCGCGCCGGGGATCACATTCCACGGTTTACGGCATACTGTCGGCAAGGAGCTGGCGGATCTCGGCTTTGACAACGAGACGATCGCCGCCTACCTCGGCCACACGACCATCGACATGGCGCGGCACTACTCAAGGGAAGCCGACCGAAACAAACGCCGCAAGGCGGTGGTCCGGAAGCTGGATCGCCTGCACCGCAAGAACAATCCGGTGACAGAGTTGCAAAACCGCGTTGCAAAACTAGGCCCGGTTCGGGACGATGGATCTGCTAAGTGACTGAAAAAGCTTGGTTGGGGGACTAGGATTCGAACCTAGACTGGCGGAGTCAGAGTCCGCTGTCCTACCGTTAGACGATCCCCC